TTACTGCCCTCCGACTACCGGGACGATAGGTATTTTTCGGTCATAACGCGCGGTTTGAGATGCGTTTTTGTGGCCAGCAATACCCTGTTTTTCATTAAGCGTTCCTTCAAGATCCGATATCCCTTTCGCCTTCAGATCATGAAAAGTAAATTTGAAATCAAGCTCAGGGAACTTCTCAGCGGCTAACGCTTTGGCTTTTGACCACTGAGCGTTGAATGCGTCTCGCGTATAGCGCAACCCTGATGGCTGGTGGAGTAGGAAAATACTAACCATTCCTGAATTTAGCGGCAGACCCTCCGCAAGCTTTACCGCCTTTTCTAATCGTTCAGTCCAGGCCTTGATTTGCGGTACCGCAGTTTTGCTTTGCTGAATCATGATTCCGTTTTCAAGGATCTGGTTTTTCTTAAGGTCGAGAATATCTCCCTGCCTTGCACAGCATAAATACGCCAGTTCCATTGCCACTTTGACGGGTGTATGAGCCACACTAAGCAGCGCTAAATACTCCTTATCCGTCACGTATCGTGTTCTCGCTTTCTCCTTAAATTGCTTCACACCTTGGCAAGGATTCATCTTCACTTTGCCTCGCTCGTACGCCCATCTAAACACACGAGAGATAAAAGCCTTCTCCCGGTTCGCCTGAACCCTGCTTTTCACCCCTCGCTTGTCCATATACTTACGGATGTGCTCAGGCTTAATGTTGTCAGGCTTCATTTTTCCAAACACAACATTAACTTTAGAGCTGTACTTTCTGTAATCCTTCCTTGTCTCCGTAGCCAGCTCGTGAAAATCTCCTGAGTTAAAAAAATCCTCACACAGTGCGTTAAAGTTTGTTCCAACCTTTATGTCGTTAATAAAGTGTTCATATGCAGACCAAACCTGTGCCTTTGTTAAATCTGCATTGCAGAGTCTTACGGTTCGGCCATCAGATGTCCGAAACTCATAGGCAGACTTGCCCCGACGAACGCGGGGCGGCATCCAGTTGTCTTCTGGGTTTTTACGAACTCTAGGCATCAACACATATCCTTGAAGTTAGGCTCTTCTTCTTCAGGATTATTCACTACCAACTTTAAACCAACTGGGTTTGATACATGGTCCCACGTTGTGCCTGGCCGTCCATCCTTGCGAGGAACGTAGAATACTCCGCTCTCTTTGAGTGCTTTGCACTGCAGGGAAGGGCGGCGATAACCAGTAAGCTGATAAAGATCATCCGGAGTAAGAAAGCGTTGGCTTTGTTCGCTCATAGTTTTTTCTCCACTAAACCGGCTGCACCCGGTTACGGTTTATAAAACGCGCAAGATGAGCATCCACCACGGAGGCCATCATTGCAGGTACGACATATTTTTGTGTCAGTATGATAGAGCTGGTGGACCATCTCTTTCGGCACCATCACCGGCATCGGCACGCGGATCACCAGGCGGCGTAGTTCTGCAATCTCGTCGGCCTGCGCCATGACGCGTGCATGCAGGTCTGAAGCTTCTTCGCGCCACCAGGCGACATCGGCTTTAAGGCGGCGCAAACGCCGCTGTTTGAGTTTGCTTACCATAAGCCATACCCGGTCATGGATATGAGCTGGCAGATAGCGAACATCACCGCCGTGATAACTACCACTTTGACTGGAGGCATCACTTCACCTCCACGCACTTTAAATTGTTAATGCGCGGTGATGTCTCATTCCATGAGCGCTCTCGCTCCGCAATAGCTAGCGCTTTTATAGCTGCCTGGCACTGAGCCATATTCTTCATCGGCTCGATCTGCATGTTCATGCTCTGGCTGCTAAGAACCATAATCAGAAAGACGTAGCTCATTCGGCCTCCTGCTGCGGTGCTGCTGCGTTCTCGGCTGCCATTGCCGCATCGATTTGCTCACGCAATTTTGTCGCATGATAATCGTCCTCTTCATCCGTGATAGTCTGCGACCAGAACAGGCTGTGACTTCCGTAAACCATAGGCTCACGGACATCTACCGTTTTAGAGACCAGCCAGTCCATGCGCCGTACGTCATCAGGAATCGCCGGAGAGTTGCCAGGCTTCACATATCCACTGTGTGCATCAGCGTCATACGCCAGAATGTCCGGCTCCTCCTTCAGTTCGCCAATGATGTGGCGCACGCGGTCAGCTTCATATCTCACGCGGTCTGGATACTCAGATATTTCGATAGTGATGCCAGTGGAAAGGCACTCACCTTTGCGGTGCAGGATCGCCGTCCAGTTGGCCTTGCCGTTAGTTTCAGGCATCGACCCATACCAGACTGTCAGCTCAGGATGCTGGCTTACAGGTTCGGCACCCTGAAGCATGGCGGCGCGGCAGGCGTCCTCTACGCGATTAACGGCATCAAAGCAATAATTGTAGCGGTTGCAGTCAACCAGGGTTTGTTTCAGAGATTTTATTGCGCTCGCGACTCCCTCCGGCACAGCTACCGGCGCTGGCGGGGCGGTGTATAACTCAATGCCGTCATCAAGCCTGGAATATAGCGAAACGTGAATACCTGCTGGGTGTTCAGGCCCGCTGAGTTCAATGTGACGAACAATACCAACAGGCTCAGCCGTCAGCGATGCCAGCGCGATACGCGCCAACTCCAAAACCTCATCAGAGTTAACCCACCCAACGATTTCCTCTTCATCATAATTTTCACAATCAATTGCGCGAATTAACTTCTGCAAACGCTCTTTGGTGAATGTCATGGGTTAGTCCTCCCCTGATACTGTTCGAACCAGAAAACCACTGGCTTTTCTACTGCCTCAATAAGACCGAAGCGCTCTGCTGTGCGGAAATTCATGCTGCTCTTACGACCACGCTCCACCTGCAGAGATACTTGTTTTCTGAACATTTCCAGCGAATAAGAAGTTTTTAGCAGGTTGCATGGAGCGCATGCCGGAAATAGGTTTTCCAGCCGCTCAGCCTCTGGTCTGTAGTATTCACCCGTCGCCTTTAGTTTGAAGATGCCTTTCGCAGCAGCCTTCATACACTGCTCTGATTTGCGCAGCACCGCCTCAACGTGGTCAGCATGCCAGCCTTTGTCTGGCAATTCGCAGCCACAATAGGCGCAGCGGCCACCGAACTTTTCTCGCAGTTCGGCTCGCTGCTTTTTGGTAAGAGCCATATCACCCCTCCCCGTTGATGCGGATGCCGGCGGCACGGATTCGATCCGCACATTCGTTGACAATGTCACGCTTGAATGCCCAAAACATTTTTGCGCTTTGCGGTCCAAGTGGATGCACATCTAAAACCTGCGGCAGTGTCACCTCCCGCGCCTCCAGCTCAGCAATCCGCTTGCGTGCCGCTGTGAGTTCAGCCATGTGCTCACGGAGGCTGTAAGTTGCTGCTTCCAGCTTGTCCCAATCAGGGTTGAAGTTTGCCAGCTGCGCGAGCTGGTCTTTCAGGAAGCTGATGCTCTTGTCTTTGGCTTCCAGCTCATCCAGCAGCGCCAGCACGGTGGCTGGATTAACTGCGGAGATGAATTCAGCATCACCTCCAGTCTTTCCGTTAGCTAGCATCCTGTGAAAATCTTCCGTTATAACTGCAACCGGATGACTTTGGTTTGATGTTATGGTCTTACCGTTGCGAGCTATGCCCCATGGACCTGGGGTCGCCTTCTCCGCCGCTTCCCGTAATGCGCGTTTGTCGATGTTGCTCATTGGGCGGCCTCCATTGCAGGTAGCTCAGAAAGCTGTTGAAGCCCCTCTTCGAGTTCGCAAAATTCTATCGATCCAGTGAATTCTGGCTCATTCAGCTTAAGACGAACAAAATCAGCAGATTCCGGATCGAGAGTCACAGTCCACCAACCATATTCATCTCTGCTGGCACCGCTTCCGTCATACTCGACATCCGCTGACAGGCCCTTCTCTTTAAGAATTTTGTTAATTTTGCGACGAGTGCTCATGACTGCACTCCTTTGCGAAGCTGGGCGGCGAAGTCACCGCAGATAGTTGCCGCCGCATCAAGACCGATTTGTTCGTCCTGATAGCAATTAACAATTGCATTGCTAATTTTCAGGCAAGCTTCATCTACCGCGCTAGCCCGCACTTCAGCCAGGAAGGATTTGGTGGCCGGGGTTTTGTTCATGACGTAGACAGTGTCCTCTCCAGCCTCATGACCGCAGATGTAACCGTGTAACGCGGGTTGATACGTCTCACGACCAAACAGCCCGAGGCGCTCACCCAACTCCTGAATATCGTTTCCATCCATATCACAGCCGTCGCCGGCGGCATGGAAACAGGTTTTGACAAAATCCTTCAGCCCCGCATTCTCCGCAGCCAGCGCCGCGCATCTGGCTTCAAGTGCGGCGTAGTCTTCGTAATCGACAAAGCTGCCTTTTCCGTCCTCATAAAATGATGAAGACCCGTTCACTTCATAACGCTTTACGCTGCTCATGCTGATGCTCCTGAATGGCTTGAGGCGATAGCTTTATGCTCGTCGATGATTTCCTGTACTTCTGCATGAGCTAAACCTTCGAGAGTTATCACTCCTGTGTTACTGATTCCTGCCAGGCCTACCAGCTCAACCAGACGTCGCGCTTTCTTCACACTGATTTCGGGAGAAATGACGCTGCGGGTGACTTTTTTCTTGCCCAAAGCTGCGGCTGCAACTTTGTCCTGCTGAAGAACATCACCGGCCTTTTCGCCGAACGTCTTTACGCGGTCAACAGCCACATCGACGGAGACAGCACCGGATTTAACTTCCTGCTGAACGTCGTAATTGGCAGTGCTGAGGGTCAGAAGCTTCTCAACCGTGGCCACTGACTTATTGACCAGCTTTGCGATCTCGCTGGTGGTCTGGTTAAAAGCGTTATGTAGCTCCTGGATAACCGCCGCCTGCTCCATATCGGATAATGGAAGCTGGTTATTGCTGGTCATGATGCGAGCCAGGCGCTGCACGTCGCTGCCGTTGAACGGCATGATGTGGATGCGGTCTACTGGTTTTCCTGCTTCAGCGCAGCGCGCATAGCAACGGCGGCGGCGATGGCCTTCAACAACCCACACACCACCCTCATCACGTGCGATAACTTCCAGCGGAGGGACTGAGCCACCGTTCATCAAATAGTTGAACAGGTCATCGTCAGCCTGGCGGGTGCGCTCATCGTTGTCGTCACGTTTATTGAAGCCTTCGCGGACGTGAATATCGTTGAGGTTGATGAACATCCCGGTGTCGGTACGCTTGATAGTTCCGTCACGAGACATCAACTTGAATGAGTTGGCCATCACGCAACCCCTTCGTTTAATACTGTCAGGGTGACAGGCGTGAGTTCGCGAAGCTCGCGCAGGGCTTCAAGCAGGTGCATATTGCTGGGGGTTTTTGTGTGGCGCTCAACGATACGGTCACACTCTTTAGCCCAGCAGGTAACGTGCTCTCGAAGAGTGGAATTTTCAGCAGCCAGTGCCTTACGCTGACTCATTGACTCGCAAAGCGCCACGCTGGTGTAATCCAGTCGGTTAGCCAGTTCATTCATGATCCCGCGATAAGCAGGGGGAAGGAGAGGGGCGGCTTTACGAGCTGCGTCGATCAGTTGCTCTCTGGTCAAGCGTGGTTGTAACTCGGTGACGTTCTGTGTGGTCGTCATGGTCAGTTTCTCCGTTATATAAGCGCTCTGCACAGCGCTGATTTTTGGTTGCACGAATCCCTCGCCGTATGGCGACAAAAAATAAAGGGGTTTCGTTTTAGTAAGCACCCAACCAGGGCACTTAGTGAAACGGGCGACTGCCATCGCCTGTTAGCTTCTCCACAACTGAGAGCGCGCTCCGCTCGAATTTGCATTTAACGAACTGACACTTAGGTTAAAGGTCCAGAACGCGCTCTCAGTTGTGTAAAAGGGGCGGTCGACATAAGGACATTCGAAACTGCCGACCGCCAAGACTACACACAGCAATAAAATTCCAGCCTGTCTTTTAACCACATCAGGCTCGGTGGATCCTGCTATTCCCCAACAACAAGGATTCGGTTAATCTGAAATCCCCAACATTTGGATAGTGATCACGCATGAAGCGCTCAGATGTTTTAACCCAGTGCCTTATTAATACCGGCTGCGGGCTTTCAGAGGCCGATATCCGACACGGCATCCGGACTACCTTCTCTGAAGAGTACCCAGATAAAAATTACGATTCCTGGGACATTGAGATCAGCGATCAGACAGCAAATCACATCATTAAAACCGTAGGCCGTGCTATGTGGATAAAAGTCGACCTATTTATCCGTGATCTCTGGGACGCCTACTGATCCCAAAGGGACGGAGCCAATCCCTCTAAAACCGGTCGCCATAGTGCGACCACATTTGTTGGCTTCAGCCTCCAAAGATGCTTTATCTTTCTCCAGAGCTTCAATGACACCGCACATAAACAACAGGTAATCGGCTGCGACTGCTGACTCTGTGAATAAGGTCTGCTTCAGAACCCCATTAACTAAAAGCTCAATTCTGTTTGCGCTTGAACTCATCACCACTCCATCATGTACCATATACCGTACTGCTAACTACGACACCGCGCAGGTAACTGTCAGTACCCGTGGTGTGATTTAAATGTACCTTTAGTTACTTAAATGGTCAAGCAGCGAATGTACTTTTTGTTACCTGAAGGAGCAAAAAAAATGCCAGAAGGATATCTGGCATTGTAAATTAATAACTTAGATGTTCTGAGTTATCTGAACTACCTTCCCTACAATCCGGCAGTTTCCGTCTATTGGGATAGGTTTAAAGGCAGGATTAAGTGGCATCAAATATGCAAAAGGACTATCCCATACCAGCTTTTTAACGGTCGCCTCAGCTGAGCCGTCAAGTATCGCTACTACAATTTTTCCGTAAAGGTCATCCAGTTGGCCATAATGAGGCTCAACAATAACGATCGATCCTTCTGGAATAGATGGTAGGCCGTGAGGGTTGGTCATTGACTCACCGCGAACTACCAGGCCGAATACTTCATCAGAAACGTTTGCAGTGGTTTGCGTCCATGAAATCACATCAGAAAGCCTTGAGCATGCATAAGTATCAGTCCACATCCCGGCCTGAACAGCGGAGATAATAGGTACTGCCGTTGGAGGCTTAAGGAACGGAACAACTTTAGTATCGTCCTGAGTTTCCTCACCCTGACCGTAAAGAATCCATTCTGGAGTTGTCTGCAGCGCCATTGCCAGCTGGTGGAGGTTCTCACCATCAGGCTTGGTTGTACCGCTCTCCCATTTAGTCACGGAAACACGGCTGACGCCCAAGCGTTTAGCCAGGGTCTGCTGCGTTATGTCGAGCTGAACTCGACGGGATCTTATTCGGTCTTTCATCTCTGTTTTCATGTAACCAATGTTACATTGATTCCTTGTAACTGTTGTTTGCTATTTTATGTACCTTTTGTTACCTTTAAGGCGTGGGTTAACCAGGAGGAACCATGCGTAAATCAGAAGTCATTGAGCACTTCGGCGGTGTATCAAAAACTGCAAGTGTTCTTGGGATTTCACACCCGGCAGTTTGCCGCTGGGGTGAAGTGATCCCTCAAAAGCAAGCGTTCGTCATCGAGCGAATTACGAAAGGCAAGCTTAAGTACGATGCGAGCCTTTATCAAAAGGCTACAGATTCAGCTGCTTGAAAGTAACTACCAAAGGAAATACAGAGGGGTAGGTGTATGGACTACGAATTTTTTGAGCGACTTGATAAAGCAGCTCCAGGGTCCGTAGAAATTGACCGAGAAAACTCAACGGTGACGCTTAAGGGTTGGAAGTTAAAAGAGTTTGACAATGCCAATAACCAAAAGCAGTGCGCCGATAGTATCGAAGATCAGTCCAACGGGTTTAGGGCTTCTCCACTTAAAAGTGAAGACACGTTCCCGAAAACAATTCTCTTGGTAAATGGCGGTTTTGTGCGGGTGGTTAATCCACTCACCAATACCGATTCCCACGCATCCAAGAGCGATAAGACCTGTAGCACCTGCTGGAAATGCGGGGAACATGCCAGCGCCAGCAAGCAGGAAAACGAAAGCTCCGAGAGCAATCAGTACCTTGTACCAGGCATCAAGGGCCAACTTAGAAAGTGGATTTTGCAAGTTCATAGATTCCTTTTTACGCCGTTAGGCAAATTCTAAGCGAAGGAAAAACAACATGGTAGAGCCAAGCCTGAAAGAAGTAGTTAAAGCGATGTGTAAAGCGTATCCAGGAGGGCGTGAGGCAATGGCTGGTGCACTTGGCATGTCAGTAACGCAGTTCAACAACAACCTGTATGAGAAGAACGGCTGCCGTTTCTTCGAAGTGAACGAACTGGAGGCCATGGAAGACATTTCGAATACATCTCTCCTGGCGGATTACTTTGCCAATCGTCGCGGTGCTTTGCTGGTGGACGTTCCCCAGCTGGAAGACCTTGATCGTGTGGATCTGTTCACCCGTGCAATGAGAACCGCAGCGGCACGTGGTCAGGTTGACCAGATTATCCAGAGAGCGCTTGAGGATGGAGTGATTGAGCAACATGAAGCTGAAGAAATTAACGAACATCATCGCCGTCATCTGGCTGCGCGTGAAGAAGAAATCCGCGCGATTGTCGCGCTGTTTAGCCGTAAGAAATGCCAAAAGAAGTGACGCCCGCGAGTGTGCAGCTCCGGGCGTCGTGGCGTGTCGTATTCAGTGGAGAAACTAACGCATGAACAGTTTAAACCGATTCAGACCAGCTAAGCAATTCCGATGCCTTCCGCTGGTGGGGAAAGACTCCCCGTTCGGCTATGTGGAGAGATTAATCGACCAGGCGGAAGTGAACAACTACCAGCCTGATAGCGCAATGGTAGAGGCTTTTGCTGAGATGAACGAGAAGGGGCGTGAAGAATGGCTGAAGTTGACCGGCGATTCAAAGACCACAGGGGCATCACGGTCCACGTCATCAGGTGGGAGCCAGAGAGTCGACGCGTTATATACCTTCGCGAAGGGTACGATCATGAGTGCTTCAGCCCTCTTGAGCAATTCCAGCGCAAATTTACAGAGTTAAAGGACCACCATGAGCAGAATCTTTGACATCGTCCAGTCAATGTCAGGACAAAAGAACGTCATTGTTCTCCCTAGGCCTTACCTGCAGTTCTTTAAAGAGGACCAGCAGGCCCATGCGCTGGCAGCAGTTCTTAATAACCTCGTTTTCTGGTCTGCATTTGGCTCAGAAGACGGCTGGTTTTATAAAACTCATAAGGAGCTTGGCGCTGAGGCTGGCGAATTAACAGAGGACCAAACAGAGAGGCTGGTAAAAAAACTGATAACCAAGTATCTGCCTGGCGTGATTGAGACCTGCTCACGAAAGGTTAACGGTACACCAACCAAGCATTATCGTATTGATGGTGATGCTCTCATATCAGTGATTTTTCCTGAGAATGACGATTCCGTGAAAGTGCGGAATAAGAAACGCGAAAGTACGGAATTGAAAACGCGAATCTGCGGGGCTCAATCCGCGAATGATAGGAATCATGGGAGCCGCGAAAGTACGGAATCCTATCTCTATACAGACTTTAATGCAGAGTTAAACAAGCAGACTAATAAACCCTCTTGTCCGGTTGCGCCGCAACCAGACCCGGAGGTAACGATCACTGACAATGCGATTCTCGTTTTGACCCATCTGAACCAAGTCAGCGGTTCTCGCTATCAGAAATCCAAAACTTCCCTGGAAAACATCAGGGCTCGCCTTCGTGAAGGTTACAGCGTTCACGAACTGCAGCTAGTTATCGACTTGAAGCATGAGCATTGGAACGGCAATGACGACCAGTACCAGTACATGCGTCCTGAAACACTATTTGGCCCAAAAAAATTCGAAGGATATCTGCAGAGTGCCACACGCTGGGAAAGCAAAGGCCGTCCAAAACGTCAGGAGTGGGAAGGCCAACGCCAGCGAACAACAATGAACTTTGGTCCAGTGGACACATCAATACCGGCTGGTTTCAGAGGAGCTAACTCATGAGCCTTTTGAAAAATATTCAGCTGTTCATCGCGAACAACCCCGGCCTGACGAACAAGCAGCTTGCGGCTTTGATGCCACAGTTCGACGTTCATGCTGTTCATCGTGCTGTGTGCCACCTGGTAAAACTGAATCGCGCTACTCGCAAGCATAACGGCAAGTGCTACCAGTACTTTGCTGAGCCGCCAAGCGGAGCGGTAGGGGAAGTGGTTTCCCGCGTGAAAATCGACAGAGCCCAGAGCACTAATGATTCGGAACAAGAATCAGTATCTAACCCGGCGGTAGCTGCAATGCTGCTGAAAGCGAAGGGACTGGCTGAAAAGGGTCTGTATCAGCGTGCCGCTACAGTCCTGATGGAGGCATTCAACCGTTCTAAGAACGAAGATGTGCGCGAAATGATTCTGGTTGAGCGCCAGAAATGCCTCAGCCAGGTTCACAAGCCGAAAGCACCAACGGATTCATGGTGTCTGGCTGGCAGGGGGAGAAACGTCTGATGAAATATTCACTGATTTACGCCGATCCAGCCTGGGAATATGGCAACACCATCAGCAACGGTGCAGCAGAGAACCACTATGGTACGATGAAGCTGATCGACATGAAACGTCTGCCTGTGTGGGAGCTGGCTGCAGAAGATGCCGTTCTGGCCATGTGGTTTACCGGCACTCACACACGTGAGGCTATCGAACTGGCTGAAGCGTGGGGCTTCAAGATTCGCACGATGAAGGGGTTCACCTGGGTGAAGCTGAACCAGTTGGCGGAGCAGCATATCAACAAAGCTCTCCAGGCTGGTGGCGTAGAGGACTTTTACGACTTCCTCGACCTGCTCAACGGGCAGACCCGGATGAACGGCGGCAACTACACCCGCGCTAATACCGAAGACCTGCTGATCGCCGCCAGAGGGAAGGGCCTCGAACGCATGAACGCCAGTGTGAAACAGGTTATCTACAGCCCTCTTGGTGAGCACAGCGAAAAACCAGCAGAGGCTCGTTTTCGTCTGGAGCAACTTTACGGCGACGTACCGCGCATCGAACTGTTCAGCCGCTGCGGCGCGCCTGGCTGGGATCACTGGGGAAATCAGGCTGAGCGCCCAGCAGTTCATTTGTTGCCAGGTGTTGTCTGCGCCATCGACTGGGCTGAAGGGGATGCTGCATGAAATTGGATGATATTCATCGCATGAACATTGATGCCGTTGAGAGTGAGCGAGTTAGGTCTGTTAAATACCGAGCTCAAGAACTTGCCGATGGTTATTTGGCGATTAAGGCGACCTTCAATGAAGTGAAAAGGGGCGACAGTTGCCACGTTCTACACAAAAGTTCTCGCACTGAGATATCCCCATGGACTGGGCATGTTAACTCAATAGTTAAAATCCGCTCATTCAGGGAACGAGAGAAAGGTGTCTATTACCATCGCAGCGCCCCGATAAAAATAATCCGCTCTGGGTATCAAGCGAAATTAATCATCGACTGGGAGGCTATCAAGTGAACCAGTCCATCGAGAACGCCATTCAGGCAGAGGCTAAGCGCTGCAGCGATGCCATCAAGTCAGCGATGAAGGCGAAGCCCCGGCCAAAGTTCGACAGCATCAGCAAGCCCTTGCTCAGCAAGCACTATGCGAAGGTAAAACCACTTGGCGTTTCCTTCATCAAATTCGTCAGTGTGATTGGACGCCTTAACGGGCGCTATGGAGTGGACTCATGAACCATTTAACGCCCCGTCAAAGTGAAGTTCTGGATGCAATAGTGCTCTACAAGGATAGAACCGGATTCCCGCCGACGATTCTGGAGCTTGCCGGTTTAATTGGCTGTGCATCACCTAATGCTGCTGCCGAGCATGTGAAGGCGCTTAAGAAAAAAGGTTACATCTCAATTGCTCCTGGCGCTGCCAGGGGGATTACCGTAGTCAAAACGGAATGGGATGCAGAACCTGTAACGATCATTAAAGAGCTGCTATCCGGTGGAGAAAATGCCAGAGATAACGCTGTGGAATGGCTTAAAAAGCAGGGAGTGACGTTATGAAACTTGTGCTCCCGTTTCCACCAAGCGTAAACACTTACTGGCGTGCTCCTAACAGCGGGCCGCTTAAGGGGCGTCACCTCATTAGTGCAAAGGGGAGGGCATACCAGAGCGCGGCATGTGCGGCCATTATTGAACAACTGCGCCGTCTGCCAAAGCCATCGAATTCACCGGCATCAGTGGAGATCGTCCTATTTCCGCCAGATGCCCGCCGCCGCGATATCGATAACTACAACAAAGCGCTGTTCGACGCGCTGACTCATGCTGGTGTCTGGGAGGATGACAGCCAGGTTAAACGCATGCTGGTGGAGTGGGGGCCGCAGGTAGCAGGCGGTCGGGTAGAAATCACGATCACCACGCATGAACCTTTGGCGGGTGCAGCCGCCTGATAAGTGGAGAAGAGCATGAACCAGATGAACGTAACCGTAATGTGTCAGACCCATCATGCAGCTGCTATGGCGCAGCCAATAACGATGTCCAGTCGTGAAATTGCTCAGTTGGTGGATTCTCGCCACAGCAATGTATGCGTGACCATTGAGCGGCTCATGAACAGCGGAGTTATTGGGGGGTATGCTGCAATGCAGTACACCCATCCCCAGAACGGGCAGGTTTACCACTACTACGAAGTTAACAAGCGAGACAGTTACGTGATCGTTGCCCAGCTCTCGCCAGAGTTCACAGCTCGTCTTGTTGACCGCTGGCAGGAGCTGGAAAGCAGCGGGGGAATGGTGGTACCGCAATCGTTGCCTGAAGCCCTCAGGTTAGCGGCTGACCTGGCTGAGCAAAAGCAGCGCCTGAGCGAAGAGCTGGCGATTGCCGCACCTAAAGCAGAGTTTGTTGATCGTTACGTCACGGCAACCGGCTCAATGACTTTTCGACAGGTTGCGAAGTTGCTTAATGCCAAAGAGCCAGAGTTTCGCCTGTTCCTGCTGGATCATCACATCATGTACCGTCTGAGCGGGGTTCTTACCCCATATCATCAGCATATTGAGTCTGGCCGCTTCGAAGTTAAGACCGGTACAACCAACGCTTCGAATTATGCGTTCAGCCAGGCCCGCTTCACGGCGAAAGGGGTCAAGTGGATTGGTGGTCTTTGGGCTGAACACACCGCTAAGGGGCAAATGACGTGAGGGCACTACTTACACCTGAAATCGCGCCTATGGCCGGGGTGGTTATCTTTCGCCCCGGGACTGATTTGCTCTGGCTATTCCGTCAGGGAAGGGTGGTAATTGAAAAGCCCTCGGACGCTATACAGCATCTACCGTCTGGCCTTCTTCCAGAGTCATACCAGCCACTTACACATGATGACAGCATGCAGGTTGTTTTTGAGAACGAGCGGGTCATTCAGCGTGCCGGCGGTCTGAACGGTCTGGATGCCTGGCTGGAGCGAAAGTATGAATGCCAGTGGCCACACGAAGAATGGCATTCCCGTGATTTTACAGTGATGCGCCACGCTCCCGGTAGCGTACGTTTGTGCTGGGGTTGTGATAACAATCTGCGTGATCAAACCACTGAAAGACTCGCAGGAATTGCGCGTGAAAACCTGGTATCCTGGCTACTGGCAACCGTAAGCGGTCAGCTTGGCTTCAGTGAAGACCATGTGCTGACACTTCCGGAGTTCTGCTGGTGGATGGTCAGGAACGGGCTGGCAGATGTTATTCCGGAAAAGCTGGCGGCAAAAGCTCTGAGGATTGAGCCAGAACCCATCCAGTCTGTGATGCGCGAAAGCGATATCATGCCATCGGTACCGGCGGCAGAGTTGCTGCAGGAGAAAGCCAAAAAGATAGTGGCGGTGAAGGTAGACCCGGAGACCCCGGAATCCTTCATGCTCAGACCTAAGCGGCATCGCTGGGAGAACGAGAAGTACACCCGTTGGGTTAAGTCGCAGCAGTGCATGTGCTGTAACAACCCGGCAGACGATCCCCACCACCTGATAGGTCACGGGCAGGGTGGAATGGGTACTAAGGCGCACGACCTGTTTGTGATACCTCTGTGCAGAGAGCATCACGACGAGTTGCACGCCAGTCCTGTGGCATTTGAAGCGAAATACGGCGACCAGTTAACGCTGCTGTTTCGGTTTTTAGATCGTGCGCTGGCAATCGGCGTACTGGCGTAGTGGAGACGCATAATGATTAACCCTTCTGAAGTTGGCAAGGCGGGCGAAATGGTTCGCCTTCGTACTCTCGAAAGCATCTGGATTCAGGGAAAGCTGCGCATGTGGGGCCGCTGGTCATACATCGGCGGCGGTTCTGGTGGGAACATGTTTAACCAGCTGCTGGCATCCGGGAAAATAACCAAGACGGCTATCAACGACGCGCTTCGACGCATGAAGAAATCAGGGATCACCAAACCTGAGCTTGAAGCATACCTGCGAGAAATCCTTAACGGTAAAAGTAAAAGTAGCCTGGCGTTCTGCTCAGATGAGGAGGGTCTGAAAGTAGATGGAGTTATTGCCTCCGTGCTGATGAATGACGACTACCGATCTCTATATGGGGTAATCGTAGATCGTCACCGTCTCAGAAAGAGCAAGCTTCAGATGGCTAACGAGCTTCATGTAAAACACCCGGACTGGTCACTGATAACTTGCCGCCGCCGCATTGATACCTGGTTAAGTCTCGCAGAATCGATCCTGTACGCTCCACTTTGTGACGCATTCGGCACAAATAGCGACAGATTTAAGTTGCAAAGTGAGCAATAAAGTGGTTGAATTGTGGTAGGCTCGGGACGTTAAAGCGAACTGAGCAACAGAACAATAAGAACCCGCCATTGTGCGGGTTTTTCGATCTTAATCACTCTATATTCTTTTCTTCTATCATTATAATTGCTGCATCATAAAATATTGGATGTGAGCAAATGTATATCGTTCCTCTAGTGAAGCCGGGAAGTCACATCGTTTTCGATGACAGAAAGTTAGCCCACCACTTTTCTAGTCTTTTAAGAAATGTTGAAGACTCTTTTTACGAAGCAAATGTTGCTCTAAATTTATTCACAGCTGAAATTCAAAAACCCTTCCAAAGACAAGATAATTCTGAAGAAAAATGGCGTAGAGACTGTGAAAAAAAAGGCGAATTAGAAAAAATTGTCCGTAAGGAAATGAATTTAGAAGATCCCATACCTTGGGAACTCCGTGAGCAAGTTGATTTTGAGGTTTCTGTACGATTAAAGAAAGAGGCATGGAGTAATGGCTTAGTCCCAATGAGGCATAGATGCATTGCTGGCATGATTTATGCGAAATCATTTCTGTATGCGTTGGATTCAATCGACAAAATGATTCAAGTAATATGTAAAGAAGAGTATGCACCTGCAAAAGTGTCAGAATTAAAAAATCTAATAGCAGAGAAGCTTCCTAACCTAAAAGGTATTCGTGATTCTTCACATCATACTGAAGACCGCATCCGGGGGTTAAAACTTGATCGTAGGAAAGGTGGTAAGCGGGTCCCAATTGAGCTTCAGCCTCTGGATAACGAATTGTTTGTCGCTCCTGAGGGCATACTAATAACGGCAGGCCTCATTAACACTAAGCTTACAGCCACTTTGGAAAACGGAAAGCTTGGTGAAGTTGACGTGACTTGTGACACATTAGTAATCATTCAAAATATTATAGAGGAACTATACAGTGGTTTTGAATGGATAGGGCCTCGACAATATCTACCTGATTAGTCAATTTTAAAGTAGTTAATTTATAAAAAAGGCCACTTTTTAGTGGCCTTTTTTCTTTCCCCTCAATTCTGAGAGGACTCACGGCAATAAGAGGGGGCTAAATGTCCGATCCTGTTTCTGGCACTACGGTTGCGGCTGGTGGGCTGATGGGGGCCAGTATGTTTGGCCTGGCAACTGGCATTGATTACGGTGTGGTGTTTGGTGCATTTGCTGGCGCGGTTTTTTATGTCGCTACGGCGGTAAATATCACCCGCCTTAAGCTGGTGGGCTACTTCATCACCTCGTTCATCTTCGGCGTTATCGGTGCACCTCTCCTTGGTTCTTACTTCTCCAAATGGACGGGGTACAGCGACAGGCCACTTGATGCACTGGGAGCGGTAATCGTAGCCGCTATTGCTATTAAGCTGCTGACGTTCGTCAACAGCCAGGATTTGGGTAGCCTGTTTGGAATTCTCTCTCGCTTACGTGGAGGAGGGGCCAGCAATGGTAACAAGTGATCCAAGTGCGATGGCAAACGCAATTATCTCTGCTGTCATCGTTATTGCACTGATGTTCTACCAGCGTGGCGGGGCGAGACATCGCCCGTTGATATCGCTGATGGCTTATTTCACGGTGCTGGTATACGCCAGCGTCCCTTTCCGTTACCTGTTCGGCCTGTACCATGAATCGCACTGGTTCGTGGTGCTGGTTAACGTCCTGATTTGTGCTGCCGTTCTCTGGGCTCGGGGAAACGTGGCGCGTCTTGTTGATGCACTGAGGCACTAATGAACCAATCACAATTTCAAAAGGCGGCTGGGTTAAGCGCCGAGTTAGCTGCGCGCTGGTACCAGCCAATGAGTGATGCGATGAAAGAGTTCGGCATCACCAAGCCAGTAGACCAGGCTATGTTCATTGCGCAGGCGGGGCATGAGTCGACAGGGTTCACCCGGCTGCAGGAAAACTTCAACTACAGCGTAGTGGGGTTGGCCAACTTCATTCGGGCTGGGCGTATCACACAGGACCAGGCTAACGCGCTGGGCCGCCGGCCTGAAGAGCGTGCGCTACCCATTGAGCGGCAGCGTGCCATTGCGAATCTGGTGTACAGCAAACGCTACGGTAACAATGCGCCAGGTGATGGATGGAAATACCGTGGGCGTGGACTCATCGGCATCACGTTCCTGGATAACTATCGTGATTGCGGCAATGACCTGAAAGTCGATCTGGCTCAGCAGCCTGAACTGTTAGCTGAGCCAATTTATGCAGCCAGAAGCGCTGCATGGTTCTTTGCCACGAAGGGATGCCTGAACTATTCAGATAACCTGCTGCAGGTGACGAAGATTATCAACGGCGGAACGAACGGACTGGAAGATCGTCGCGCTCGCTTCGGTCAGGCCAAGATGGTGCTTGTATGAAAAAGTGGCTGCGCATCCTACTCCCACGATGGGAGACAGACACCGTTGTTCTTCAGGAACAAGGCAATGAGCTTCATATCGTCTGCAGCTATGACGATATCGATCCCGGCGAGATTTTTGACGGTATGTGTGAGCTTAAGACCTTCACCTGGCTGAACTGGTCTTTCCCTTCAGGGGAGCCTATGAACGTTCGATCATTTGAACCGAAGGTGGAAGCATGAGTACAGTGCAGTTAATCATCACGCTAGCGGTAGCTATTCTTGGCGCTATCGCCGCTGCTTTTGGCATTGGCCATTCACGCGGTACCAGTAAAGCTGAAGCGAAAGCAGACAAGCAGCGCACAGAAGAAAAGGCTGCATCCGCTGAGGCAGTAGCCAAACGCCGGGTAGAGGCAACGAAAGAGGCCAGCAATGTACAGCAGACTGTTAACCATATGCCTGATGACGATGTTGATCGCGAGCTGCGGGAAAAGTGGACCCGCCAGGGTTGAATTAGTCGATACGGCGTGTGACTGGATAAAGCCAATCTACGGAACGGCTCACGATTGGGACGTACTGGACCGCCAGACGAAGAAGGATATCCTGGCGCATAACAAAGCGTGGCAGACAAACTGTCAGGGAAAAAAATCCCTTCCGAAATGAAATCCAGCAGTTCGGAAGGGAGACCAAAAGGGTCATCGTTTCAAGGTGCTTAGAGAGTAGTGCAAAGGGTGAGATAAATCTTAACCATTAGAATAAAAAACTATTTATCTTGAATTAGGGTTTTATCTAATGCCGTCTCGTTATCATTTTTTTAAAGCGCAAAAATTTAATGCAACTCACACTAAAAAATCTTTCATCAGCTACTTTTAAAAAGCACAAATGATTCGACATCTTTGTCATACAAGTTAATCCCCCTAAGCGGCGGGGCATCCAGTAGATGTTGGACTTATGCGAATTTGCTTACTGGGGTGAGTTCACCGGGAGGCACCCGGAACTTGAGCTAAAGACTGAGGGAACAGACATAACATCGAACTTAGTGTGATTTGCTAGTTACATTACTGCCAGACCCAGGCCAGTTCTGTCCGAGCTGGTCTTTTTTTTCGAAAAAAAAGCCCTGCGTGAGTCAGGGCAATGCAGATACATACTAGGGTAATATTTTTCTCTGAGGAACTTAAACTCCATCCTTGAAGTTTGCTGATTTAGCAGGAGCCAGTTCAGGACACCTTCAGTCTGGAAGAATTCTCATAATTAACAAGCGCAATCGTTAATACTGGGACGAATCTTAATAGTGAGAGAATAGAGCCTCACCCCTGAGGTTCTGACACAGTCTCTCCTCTGGACTTTAAACGTAGCAAATTTTCACAGCCTCGCATCAGCGGGGCTTTTCATTAACTGAGGAAATAAAATGACCGTTCGCGCTAAATTCCGCTGCCACTTCATTCAGAAAGCTGACGGGGATTCACACCGTACAATCCACATGAGCCCTGTGACCGCCGAGACCGAAGAAAACAAGTCATGGTCAAAGTACACACCTGGCGGCCAACTGCAGATGGTTGTCTCGAACCCGGTTGCATTCGAACAGTTTGAACAGGGCAAAGAGTACTTCATCGATATTCAGCCAGCTGAATAAGCCATTACAAAGCTCATCTGCTGGTGGGCTTGATAATGGATATCCTCTACAGCGGATAATGAAGGAAATATCCCCAGTACGGGATAGGCTTTACAGCAGGCATTCAATGAGTGCCTGCTGAAAGCAATTAACGATTTTCAGGATGTATTCTTGCCAACAAGGTATCTCTTAATGCTTGATATGAAATGCCTTTTCCTGGCATAAAATCTACTCTGGCAGCAAGAAAAACATCAAGCATTCGTCGATAAATCGCAATAGTCGGCATGTGTGAATTTTTGGTTATATCTTGCTTGTTAAAACGATTTAGCTTTTTCAACATGTAGGCAATGCTTATAAGCCTGCCTTCATTGTTACCGTCGAATCCCGGAAAAGTAACGCTATCTTCACCATGGAAGTGTTGCACTTCCCGTGCAAGCTTGTTTTTGTCCTCTTCAGCTAGATTGTCATAGGTGAATTTTAAGAAGTCATACATATCTAATACATCGCATACAAACTTAACATCCTCTGGGGTGTCTTCCTCCGTAGACAACGAAGACGCTTCCCATTCAATTGCCCATGTATTGTTAGTGGAGACAGCCTCTCTAATTAAGTCAGCGTCGAAGCTGTTTTTAATATTTAGCGCTTCATGAATATCGCACAGTAAAAGGATCTGCAATTTTTCAGCTTGTGTGTAGTTCATGTCATTTCCAGTTGTTGAGTGACAAAGCAGCCTTAAAATATCGTATCTAATTGTAAGAATCGTTGATGCAATTCCCATTCATTAATAAATATTCACTGGTGCTTCTATGCCCAACGCAATACCACGCGCATGCCGTAAGCGCGGCTGCGCAGGCACCACTATTGACCGTTCCGGCTACTGCGAAACCCACCGTAATGAAGGATGGCAGCAGCATCAGCGCGGCCTGAGCCGCCATCAGCGAGGCTACGGCAGTAAGTGGGACATCATCCGCGCCCGCATCCTCAAGCGTGATCGACATATCTGCCAGGAATGCCTGCGCAACGGCAGGCCAGTTCCGGCAACTACGGTTGACCACATCAAACCCAAAGCTCACGGCGGCACAGACGAAGACAGCAATCTCGAATCGCTGTGCTGGCCATGCCATAAGCGCAAGACTGCAACGGAGAGAAACAAGTGAAGCAGAAGAAAGTGCAACTTGCTCATATCTATCGGGGCCAGATCTTCCTGGGCTATGGCGTCGCAGTCGATGGCGTGCTGATAAGCCAGCAGTTGAGTACCACAGTTAACACCGAACCGGCCACCATGCCCAGCATCACCGCCGTCTTTAGCCTTGATGCCGGCATGAACGAGCACCCGGTCAGGATAGACCTGAGTGAGAATGATTCGTAACGACAGCATGTGAAATGATTTCAAATGCAATCATCCTGATGTGAATGATATCGATTCTCATCAACGGGGAGGGCGGGTTAAAAGTTCAGGCCCCTGCCTGCTAAGGACCGCCGCCTAACCTCTTTTCGCATCGCCGCAGGTTAGAAAACTTTTTTATGGGGTCCCCCATTCGATGATTAATAGGAGTTTTCGATTATGTCAGGACCACCGAAAACCCCGACCCATCTACGTTTGGTGAGGGGTAACCCATCAAAACGCCCGATCAACGAAAACGAGCCAAAACCCGCTGCAGGGGTACCCCCAACACCGAAGCATTTCGACAAGCAGGGCAAATACTGGTTTAAGCGGATGGCTGAGGAGCTTGATGCTATCGGCGTGATGTCTCAGCTGGATGCAAGGGCGCTTGAGCTTCTGGTTGAGGTTTACACCGAGTACCGGCATCACTGCGATACTTTGGAGAGAGAAGGCTACACCTACGCTGTTTATAGCGACGAAGAGCCAGACGAAGGCAAAGAGCGAGAGATTCGCATGATCAAGGCTCACCCGGCCGCCATCATGAAAGCTGATGCCTGGAAACGTCTTCGTGCCATGCTCGGAGAGTTCGGGATGACACCAGCCAGCCGCTCAAAAGTGAATGCAAAAGGTCCTGATGCGGTTGATCCGCTGACCGAGTTTATGAAAGCGAGGGATTAATGGCTAAGGTTGCAGAAGGCATCCGCTACGCCGAGAGGGTAGTGGCGGGAGAAATAATTGCCTGTGAGTTTGTACGCCTTGCCTGTCAGCGTTTTCTTGACGACCTGACGCACGGTGAAGGGCGGGGGATTTTCTTTAGTGAGCCGCGCGCGCAGCACATTCTGAATTTCTATAAGTTTGTTCCTCACGTAAAGGGCGCGCTGGCAGGCCAGCCTATTGAGCTGATGGACTGGCATGTTTTCATCCTGATTAATATTTTTGGTTTTGTTATCCCGCTGGTTAACGAAGAAACGGGAGAAACCGTTTTGCGTAACGACGGGAGCGGTCGGCCGGTGATGGTTCGACGCTTCCGTACTGCAGATGTTGAAGTGGCCCGTAAAAATGCCAAATCAACACTTTGCTCTGGGGTTGGGCTGTATATGGCTGGGGCCGACGGCGAGGGCGGTGCGGAGGTTTATTCCGCTGCTACCACCCGTGACCAGGCGAGAATTGTTTTTGAGGACGCGAAGAATATGGTCAAGAAGGCGAAAGCCACTCTTGGACGGCTCTTCGAATTCAATAAGCTCGCTATCTACCAGGAGCAAACGGCCTCCAAGTTCGAGCCATTATCATCAGATGCGAACAACCTCGACGGCCTGAACATCCACTGCGCAATTGTCGACGAGCTGCATGCACATAAAACCCGTGATGTATGGGACGTTCTGGAGACGGCAACCGGCGCGCGCCTGCAGTCATTGCTTTTCGGCATTACCACAGCGGGCTTTAACAAAGAGGGTATCTGCTACGAACTGCGTGATTACGCCATCAAGGTGCTGCGTGGTCTGGTAAAAGACGATACGTTTTTTGCCATCATCTACACCTTAGATGAATGCGACGATCCCTTTGATGAAAAAGTCTGGCAGAAGGCCAATCCGGGGCTGGGTATCTGTAAGCGCTGGGATGATCTGCGTCGCCTGGCTAAAAAGGCGAAAGAGCAGGTTTCGGCCAGAATTAACTTTTTCACCAAGCACATGAATATCTGGGTTACCGCTGAGTCGGCCTGGATGGACATGATGAAGTGGGAGAAATGCGAGTTTATCGCCCCGCAGCACGAGCTTAAAACCTATCCCTCCTGGGTGGGCGTTGACCTTTCAAACAAAATTGATATCTGTGCGGCCGCTAAAGTCTGGCGCGCGCCGGATGGCCACGTTCATGCGGATTTTAAATTCTGGCTGCCGGAAGGGCGCCTTGAGAAATGTTCACGCCAGATGGCAGAGCTCTATCGTAAGTGGGCTGAGATGGGGAAGCTGATCCTTACCGACGGGGATGTAATCGACCACGCTCAGATTAAGGAAGAGCTGCAACAGTGGGTTGCTGGTGAGAGCCTGAAAGAAATTGGCTTCGACCCGTGGAGTGCCACGCAGTTCAGCCTCGCGCTGGCAGAAGAGGGGCTGCCGCTGGTGGAAGTTCCGCAGACGGTTCGCAATTTCTCTGAGGCGATGAAAGAGGTCGAAGCACTAGTATACGGTGGCCGCTTCCATCACAGCGATCACCCGGTAATGAACTGGATGATGTCCAACGTAACCGTCAAACCTGACCGGAACGAGAATATTTTCCCCAACAAGTCCACACCAGAGGCCAAGATTGATGGGCCGGCGGCATTGTTCACAGCAATGAGCCGCGTTCTGGTTAACGGTGGCAACGACCAGCAGGATCTCTCCGGATTCTTCAATAATCCCATCATGGTAGGTTTCTGATGAAAAAAAACAAACAGCCAGGCAGGGTGAAAAGCGCTCTGCTTAACTGGCTTGGTGTGCCTATCAGCCTGACTACCGGCACGTTCTGGGAGGAATGGTTTGGTACCAGCAGCAGCGGAAAGGTGGTAACGGCTGATAAAGCCATCCAGTTATCTGCTGTGTGGGCATGCGTACGACTGTTAAGCGAGTCAATTTCAACCCTCCCGCTGAAAATATACGCTCGACAGCCTGACGGTTCGCGTAAAGCGGCAACCGATCATCCGGCCTATTCGATACTGTGCCGCCGACCCAATTCAGAAATGACACCATCACGCTTTATGTTGATGGTGGTCGCCAGTATTTGCCTGCGCGGGAATGCGTTCATTGAGAAGAAATTCATCGCAAACCGCCTTGTTTCGCTGGTGCCTTTACTGCCGCAGAACATGGTGGTTAAACGTCTCGTGACCGGGGCGCTGGAATACAAATACACTGAAAACGGTAACGAGCGCGTCATTCCCGTCAAAAACATCATGCACATTCGCGGGTTCGGTCTTGACGGCGTTTGCGGCATGATGCCGATGAAAACAGGCCGGGATGTGATCGGTTCTGCAATGGCGGTTGAGGAGTCTGCTGCGAAGATATTTGAACAGGGGCTTCAGAGTTCAGGTTTTCTCTCCGCTGAGAATGCGCTGTCTGACGAACAACGTGAAAGACTTCGCAGCTACATGGCTGCATTTACCGGTTCAAAAAACGCCGGAAAAATCATGGTGCTTGAAGGCGGATTGAAGTACCAGGGCGTGACCATGAACCCGGAAGATGCTCAGATGCTCGAAAGCCGCGCATTCAGCATTGAGGAAATCTGCCGCTGGTTTCGCGTGCCGCCTTTCATGGTTGGTCACACCACGAAACAAAGCAGCTGGGCATCCAGCCTTGAGGGAATGAACCTGCAGTTTCTGACTCATACACTTCGACCGCTGCTGGTGAATATTGAGCAGGAAATTGGCCGGTGTTTACTCGACAGCGATGACGAAGTGTTTGCGGAATTCTCTGTTGAAGGTCTGCTGCGAGCCGACAGTGCGGGCCGTGCTGCTTACTATACCAGTGCGCTTCAGAATGGATGGATGTCCCGCAATGACGTTCGTCGCCTGGAGAACATGCCGCCGATTGAAGGGGGCGACATTTACACCGTTCAGCTCAACCTGACGCAACTGAAAAATCTCGAAAGCAGCAATCCTGCTGTTCAGGCCCTGGCTTTGCGAGAGCTGCATAACCACGTATTCCCCGACATTTCCTTTGAACAATCTCCGCTGAAACAAGCCGCTTAGGAGCACTTTCCTGATGAGCAAAAAACAACTTCCGGTAGCACCGGCGGGTCGCCCCTGCGCGCGCGTTACCTGTGAAACATTACCGTCCGCACTGGACCGCTGGGACGGCGGGATCAAAGCGGCGGGCACCGACGATAACAGCATTTCTGTTTTTGATGTTATCGGGCAGGACTACTGGGGCGAAGGGGTAACAGCTAAACGCATTGCCGGTGCACTGAGGGCGATGAACGGCGCCGACGTGACGGTGAATATCAACTCACCCGGCGGCGACATGTTCGAAGGTCTGGCTATTTATAACCTTCTGCGCGAATACGAAGGCCATGTGACGGTGAAGGTGCTGGGCATTGCCGCCAGTGCCGCCTCGATCATTGCGATGGCCGGGGATGATATTCAGATTGGCCGTGGTGCCTTCATGATGATCCACAACTGCTGGGTTTACGCGATGGGTAACCGGCATGACTTTGCAGAACTGGCGCAGTCACTGGAACCTTTTGATACCGCTATGGCAGACATCTACGCGGCGCGTTCCGGCCTGGAAATGGACGCCGTACAGAAACTGATGGATGCCGAAAGTTATATCGGTGGAAGTGACGCCGTGACTAAAGGACTGGCAGATAGTGTGCTTTCTGCTGACGCAGTCAGTGATGGTGATGAATCACCCGCAGCCGCGCTTCGCAAGCTTGATGCGTTGCTGGCTAAAACCAATACCCCGCGCTCTGAGCGCAGAAAACTCATTAAAGCCTTATCCGGTGGCATGCCTGGCGCTGTCACCACCAACGAAGGTACGCCGGGCGCTGCCAAAGATATCAAACCTGAAACCCTCAATTCACTTGAAAGCGCCCTGGCGGCGTTAGTCAAATAAGGACCCTTTATGTCTGAAGTAAACGAAGTTCTGAAAAAAGTCACTGCCAGCATTGAAGAGGCAACTGGCAAATTCAACGCGAAAGCAGAGGACGCACTCAAAGAGGCGCAGAAGTCAGGCAGACTGTCAGAAGAAACAAAAGCTGCCGTTGATAAAATGGCTTCTGAGTTCAATGCGCTGCGTGAAGCTGAAAAAACCCTGAAGGCCGCAATGGGCGAACTGGAGCAACATGTTGCCCAGATGCCGCTGGCAAATGCGAAAAAGGTTGTCGAATCCGTTGGGCAGGTTGTCGTCAGCAATGAAGCTCTCAAGGCGTTTGCTGCGAGTATCGAAGGCGGCAAGCGGATCAGCGTGCCGGTAAATGCTGCACTCCTGTCTGCCGATGTTGCAGATGGTGTGGTTGAACCCCAGCGCCTGCCTGGCATCGACACCGCACCAAAACAGCGTCTCTTCATCCGTGATTTGATTGCGCCTGGGCGCACCTCTTCATCGGCTATTTTCTGGGTGCAGCAAACCGGCTTTACCAATGCAGCAAAAGTCGTTGCAGAGGGTACTGCCAAGCCATACAGCGATATTGAATTCGCAACCAAAATCACGCCGGTGACAACCATCGCGCACATGTTTAAAGCCTCCAAGCAAATCCTGGACGACTTTGCGCAGCTCCAGTCGACTGTTGATGCAGAAATGCGTTACGGCCTGAAGTATGTGGAAGAGCAGGAGATCCTGTTTGGTGATGGCACCGGCGTGCATCTGCATGGCATTGTGCCGCAGGCATCTGCTTTTAACCCGGCCTTTACCGTTGAAAGCCAGAACGGAATTGACGATCTGCGCCTGGCAATGCTGCAGGCCCAGCTTGCGCGTTTCCCGGCGTCCGGCCATGTCCTGCACTTTATCGACTGGGCGAAGATTGAACTCACCAAAGACAGCCTGGGCCGTTACATCCTTGCGAACCCGGCGGCACTGACCGGACCTACACTGTGGGGGCTCCCGGTTGTGGCTACTGAAGCGGCTGCATTCCAGGGCAAGTTCCTGACTGGTGCGTTCAACGCAGCGGCGCAGCTGTTCGACCGTGAAGACGCGAACGTTGTTATCTCCACGGAAAACGCCGACGACTTCGAGAAAAATATGATCTCCATTCGTTGCGAAGAACGTCTGGCTCTGGCTGTTAAACGTCCTGAAGCATTCATCTACGGGGCATTCTCCGGCGGTGCAGGTAGCTGATAAAAGTCGCGGCCTTCGGGCCGCATTACAGAGGTGGTAATGATGAAGCTGATTGCACTCAAGCCGATTTATTTCAAAGGGGTAGTGGTGACGGAAGGGCGTCCTTTGGAAACGATTGAGCAACATGGCAGAGACCTGATTAAAAAAGGTTATGCAAAGCTCGACGAGGCCGATAATCCTGAACAGCCTGAACAG